GACGGACTAACAGTAAACCAAAGAACTCCTGTAGCAGATCCATAACCATAGTCACAAGCTCTAAACTTTACCCAACTACTAGGTATATCAAAAGGTTCTACTACATGCTCTTTACGATTAAACTCTGGGAAGGCTGCACCTTCGTTGATATCCCAGTCACCTTCTAGTAGCTGCCTTCGCTGATGCTCAGGTAACGACAGGAGGTTAGCTTCATACATACCATCATCTGCTAAGTAAGGATTATCGAATAGGGTAGCAGGTATAAACCTACGTTTAAACAGTGGTTCGCCTTCTCTAGTATGGCCTTTTGGCCAGCATATAGTTTCGCCACTTTCTGTATCCGTTGCCCAAAAAGGTTCACTGGGGGTGTTAGGATCAATAAAGGTCTTCTTGACCCACTGATGCCCCGGCCCTCCAGGGTTACTAGTAGCTCTCATGTAGAGCGGTAAGCCACTAGCTCTGGTTGTTCTAAGTCGTGACCTCATGTAGTTCCAAGGGTATGGTGTAGGCCACTGTGTAAGTTCGTCAAAGCCAATCCAGTTAAAGGCCTGACCTTGGTATCTCATAACGTCATCGTCACGGTCTAGGTAAGACATCCAGAGAGTTGCACCACTGGGAGCTACCCAAGTCTTATCTCGTTCCATAAACTTAATTCCAGGAATAGCTTTAGGATAAAGCTGCTTGGATACTGAAATAAGTTCTCTAAGTTCTTCTGTACTTCTACGTACTAGGAGCATCCTAGCATTAGGATTACCTAGATAACGAACAGGATCAGCCACCATAGCATAAGACTTACCTCCACCAGCTGATCCTCCGTATAATACTTCTTGCTCTGTAGATGCAAGGAAGTCTGTCTGTGGCCCCTCATTGGGTTCAAAGATAACCTCACGTGCAATCTCCTCGTAGTCTAGAGCCTCAGGCTTCGGCTGTGCTGGACTCTTCTCTACCACCACGGATTTGGGCTTCGATTTTTTCCGCTTTGGCGAGAGCCGCTTTGTATCGCTCGGCAAGGTAGCGTTGGTTTGCAGCTTCTCTCTTACGCTTCTGCTCAAGTCTAACTCTCTTATATAGTCCTACATGTGATATATGTCGGCCTGACTGATCACTTAACCAATTGGCTACATCACGATAGCTGTACTGCTTTAGGTGTTTCTTTGCTTGTTCGTACAGTTCTAGTTCTTCTGGTATAGGTATTAATACATCTTTGTCATCTGGATCTTGTGAGTACCCAAATGGTACTTGTCTACCTACTCTTACTACTGGGTGCCAAACATAGCCACTTTCGGTTTTGTCAGGCTTTGGAAGTTTCCAAGTTTTATCAAGCTTCATTTTCTTTAGGAGGTAAAATAAACAGTGGGCTTTCTGATTTGACTTCTACCTTGTCGGTCTTTACAAAACCAGCACGGTCTAAGAAGTCTTTAGCAGCAGCCATCTTCTCTTTATTCCCTAAGTCTGTTGGGTTAGTCATAACGTTCATCAAAGACCAAACAGCACGAGGGCCATTGGTAGCAATGAAGTCACGGGTACGATTAGCTATCTCATCCTTTAAAGGAGCCATAACTCTTGCAGAGGATTCCCCCTGAGCATACCCTGCAATCTTAAGAGCTTTAACTGGGTTGCCCTCGGCTTCACCAAACAATGCATCAAGAAACTTCTGTTGCTTTTCTGTCATGTAACTTTCCTATGCGGTTTTACTTTGGCTCTAATCTTTTTAGGTTGAGCCACAAACTGCTTACCCGCCTTAGTGCCTTTTCGTTTTGCTCGTGATGTAGCGGCATACTCAGAAGAACTAAGAGACTTAATAGCCTTCTCAGGTAGATACCTTTCACCTGTTGCTTTGGAACCTTGCGTTGATGGCTTACCACTTTTGGTTCTCCACTTTTGCTTAGTCCAAGCAGTTAAACTTTTTTGACTTTTACTTTTTGGCATCGTGTTTCTTTTGTACAGGGAAGTTAGCAGTAAGAGATGCACCCTTATGAGGTACAAACTTATCTTTATGCTTCATTAGTTTTAAGCTACCATCTTTTTGCTTCATCCAATGATAGCCTTTAGGTGCATCTACTTTCACTACTTATACCCTCCACCTTTTGCCTTATATTGCTTTGCAACCATTTGGGCTTTCCGGGCGGACCATTGTCCGGGTGCTCCACCTTTCCCTCCAGCTTTGACGGAAGCAACAAGGCGCTTACGCATACTAGGCTTAGTATAATTACCCGCTGCATTAACCGTAGACTTTTTGCCTGATCTCACCTCTACTGATCCCCATATCATGCAGCTCTTTGTCACTCAGGTTCATGAGTATCCAATAGTCTGCTCGTCGTTGTTGATTCTGTTGAATCGCTTTTAATACTTTTCTAAACATAGCACTACTCCTTTTATTTGTGCAGGAGTAGTTTTACATATTTTATGTTAGCGTACTACAGACAATAATGCAACCCCGTTATGCATTATTTTTGAGTCTTAGCCCAATCATCTTTAGCTTTACGCATATCAAAGCCGCCACCTTCTTTTTTATACTTAGATTTATTTGACTTAAAGAAAGCATTAAACTTAGCAGAGTTACCCTTTAGTGCACTTGGAGATTTGGTATCTACTTTACGTTGAGCTGTTTCACGTAAGCCATCTCCACGTCCACCTTTAGTGTCACTAATTGTGCTAGTAATGATATTATTTTTCTTAGGTGCGCCAGGTCTTTTCTTAGGTTTGATAGCACCAAGAG